AAGAAGTTCAAGTTCTCTTTGAGAATGTTCGAGGACACTTTCGATCCACATTTAAAAGGTAATTGTCCTTAACTTTTAAATGTCGTCATCATAATAGATGCCTTTCCATCATTTCCCCGCTCACTTTGTGTACTGGACGCAAATCCCAGAGCACAAAGAAATCAGAAAGACATATTTACCAAAGATACTTGACTTGAAGGAAACCATAGATGGTAACACACCCTTCAAAGCGTGCAAGCTCGGCACGAGTCTTGGTATCAACGTCAATGACTTTTTATACGATTCCACGCTCGTCGAAAATCTTGTGCTCAAACCTCTGAATGACATGCTCGATCAAGTCAAGATGGACATTGAAGAAATCAAAATCGTTTCGGCGTGGTTCAATACATACGAAGAAGGTGATTTTCAGGAACTTCATGAACATAACGCGTACCCATATGAAAATGTATTTCATCCATGCTTTTCGCTCGTCTACATCTTAAATAATCCTGGAGAGACGAACGATACCGTGTACAGACTGAAAAACCAACCATTTCTTCCTCTTCACACCGTCTGCGAATTCGATACATCACAGGAAAAATCAATAACAGAAGGTACATTGATCATAACCTCATCGTCTTTACCACATCTAGTCAAACCATGTAGTAAATCTGGACGAGTAACTATAGCCTATAACGTTTTCGCCAATTTTCGTGACTTAAAAAAATAAACTCTCCATATACTATAAAATGTCTGGTGGTATCGCTCAGCTCGTGGCCGTCGGTGCTCAGGATGCACACCTCGTCGGCGATCCGGAAGTCAGCTTCTTCCGCTCTACCTACAAGCGTCACACGAACTTTTCCCAAACTGTCGAACGTCAAGTCATCCAGGGCAACCTCTCCCAAGGTGGTATGTCCTCGGTTCGCTTCGAACGCAAGGGTGATCTCTTGGGTTACGTCTACTTGACGTCCATCGCGTCCAACGCGACGGAAAACCTTGACTGGTCGACCGTGATCGACAAGGTTGAACTCTTGGTCGGTGGTCAGGTCATCGATGAACAAGATGCCTTCTTCACGGACAACATCGCTCCGGACCTCATGGCGACTGGTCTCGCTAAGTCTGCGGCCGGTTCTCTCTACAATGGTGGTTCTTCCAAGTTCTACCCGCTCAGATTCAGCTTCTGCGAAAACTGGCAGTCGGCTCTCCCGTTGGTCGCCCTCCAGTACCACGATGTGGAACTCCGCATTCGCTGGGCGTCCCACGCCAATGTTGACAGCTCTGCTCGTCGCATCGAGTGCTACGCGAACTATGTGTACCTCGACACGGCCGAACGTGAAATGTTGGCTGCCGAACCGCAACAAATCTTGATCACACAAGTTCAAAAGGCGACAGCCTCTTTGTCCAAGGTGCAAGAACTCAACTTCAACCACCCGGTCAAGTATTTGGCGGCGTCCAATGTGGCGGCCGACAGTGTTCACACGACTGGTAACCGCATCAAGCTCCAAATCAACGGTACGGATGTCACGGACTTCAAGTTCGCCGACCCGCACTACAGCATGGTTTCGTCCTACTACCACATGCCGCACTCCGATGGTACCAACAAGGACAGCCTCTACGCCTTCCCGTTCTGCCTCGATACGTCCAGATTGCAGCCGACGGGTACCCTCAACTTCTCTCGCCTTGATTCCGCTCGCCTCGTGAGCGAAACGAACAACTTCAAGGATGATATCTACGCCGTGAACTACAACATTCTCCGTGTTGAAAACGGTATGGGTGGCCTCATGTACTCGAACTAATTTTTCTTAAATACACGTCACTAAAAACATAATACAATGCCTGACCAAACATTATATTATGTTGACTACTAGTAAAATGAACTTCTGGTTGATTATCTTTTTGATAGGAGCTGTCTTTGTCTTGACCTACAATCCAAAGTCCAGGACACTCGAAAAGATTGTCCAAGTGCCTTCCAGAGAAGCTCAATGTGAAGCCGAGCGTTACCAAAGACTTCAATTTATTGAAGCCGAACATGCCTGCCCAGAAAAGGGTAAGACCAAAATGGGTGCAATTATTTCTGCTTAAAAGTTTTGATCGATAATTACACATAAAGATGATTTCTTTTGACCGCGAAACCATGATGATTGTCGGCCTTGTCGTTTGCCTCGGTGTCATCGCCTACATGTTTAACGACATGCGACGCACCAAGGAAGACGTGCACGCCGTCAAGACGTTTTCTTTGAACTTGATGAAGAATTTGACGATTGAGCACGTCGAACCGGAAACTTCTCAGCCGAAGCCGGAAGTTGCGCCGACCACCGAGGAGAAAAAGGAAGAATAAACATATCCGCTTATTATAACTTGCTAAATGAGCAATGAAAAAATACAAAGCAATAGCGATCCCAGTCACGTTTGAGGGTGACCGGCCTCGGTTTCTCACAGTGAGAGATCGAAGATTTAAGGATTGGATTTTTGTCACAGGTGGATGTAGACGTCGAGAAATTTTCAATCCTTTACGATGTGCCCTCAGAGAGTTAGAAGAAGAGACCCGTGGTGTCGTGGCTCTTAAAAAAGGAGAATATACGGAATTTAATTTTACAGTTAAAGAAAATGCAACGACCGACTTGGTCTACAACGTGTTTATCTTTTTTGTAAATTACAAAAGACCCGAGCAATTGGGTATGATTAAAAAATTCAATGATGAAAAAATGAAAACAAATTTGAAAAAGATTAACAAGGAACCAATAAAGAAGACATTCGATGAGAATGACTTCATGAGCTTTGATACCCTCGAAGAGTTTAATGTTAGAAAGAGGTGGGACCTCATAATAAAAAATGTAATACAGAATCCAGAATTTTATTCGTGTGTGACTTCGCTTAATAGAAAAACATTTTCTATAAAATAGAATGAAGTCAAAGACTTACATCTTAAAACAAATCAGAGATCTTCTTGTTGATAACAAGGCTTACAGTGAACGTCGGGCAGATCAATACATTGAGGATGTAAAGACTAAGACAGTCTACGAGCTTCTTGTTATTAAAAAGGAATTAGCTTCAGAAAGAAAAGAGCATCACGATGTCTCTTGTATGCGATCGATTCTATATGACTCACATCAAGATGATTAAAAGAATGACTCTCTAAAATGGTAAGTATGTTTAAGGCATGGTGTTCAAAGAACAAATTCACAAAGGGTGAAAAGCAGAACCGTTCACACGTTCTCATGAACGGTGGTTCACTTTACATCCCACACGATCGAGTCGATGAATTTTGTGACGAGTACATCAAGGCTGTGACGAAAAAGGAAAAGTTGTATCTCGTGGAACAAAAAACGCCGACGTACAACTTCTTCTTAGATATTGATTACAAAGATGAAGATGCCATGCAACTTGACTATCTTCAAAAATTGTGTCGGATTATTTGTGACAAAGTAAAAATATATGGCGGTCGTGATTGTCTCATATGTGTATCAAAACCCAAAGAAGTTGATGATGGACTCATCAAGACGGGTGTTCATTTAAACTGGCCAAACTTTGTTGTTGACCAAGAAGGTGCCAACAACCTTAGGGATCATGTCATCGCGACTTTGACTTCAGTGTTCAAAAATAAAAATTGGAATCAAATTATTGATAACTCTGTCTATGGTGACACAAAAAAGCGAACAGCTGGAAGTGGATTTCGGATGCCATGGTCATACAAGAAGGGAAAGCACATCGCATGTCAAGGACAAGGATGTTCAGAGTGTGACAACACCGTAAAGATTACCGAACCTCCGTACCTTCCAATCTTCAAATATGTGTATGGACATGTCATGTGTCGCATGGATACACTGACACAAGAACCATCGGTCGACATTCTAAAAGACTCCATTGTTCGGACAGACGTTACAGAGGTTACAACTGTTCCAGCGATCGATGGTAACAAGAAGAAAGAGGGGTCGTTCACCGAAGCTCAGATGAAAGATGAGTTTGTCGATGATGAAGCTCGGGCTTACTTGGAAACGTTCATTCGACAAAACATGGAAGGTCAAGAAGATGCGAGGATTACGAAAATGTTTCATCATAAAAATCAATTCCTAGTGTCTACAACTTCAAAGTATTGTGAAAATCTTAGAAGATCACACAACTCAAATCACGTCTGGTTTCATGTTGTCGGTAAGACTGTCGTCCAGAAATGTTTTTGTAGATGTGAAACCATCAAAGGACGGTTCCATGGTTTTTGTGCAGACTTCAGAGGGCGTGAACACATGTTAAACGACACGATTGTTTCTAAAATGTATCCAGACACGAAACCACCGGTCCGCCCAAAAACA